TAACAATATTCTCAATTGCACTAACATCAATCACATTATCTTCCACTTGATTTAAAATCTCGCCTTGAATCTCATTCAAAACCTCATCAACCTTATCAAAATCAGGCAAAGTAATCTGATTATATGATTGAATTATTGCTCTTTTAATTCTCTCCTTATTATACTCTTCTACTTTATTTCCCTTTTTTACTTGTATCATACTCAATTCCTCCTCTTGATTTGATAATATCATTATATAATACTCTATAAAAAAAGTCAAGAGCAAAAATGCTCTTGAACTTTTACTATTCTCTAGTCTCTAATTGTACTAATTCATCATACAGTTCTTTTGCAAAAGAATTGCCACCATTTTTTTGATAGGCATCATAAAGACTTATTAAATCTTTCTTAACATTCTTTGGTAAATAACCTTTAGAAATCCATTCATCATAAATTTCTACAATCTCATGACGTAGCGCCGCGAGAGAAGCTTCCTTATTATCTCCCAATTTATTCTCTAAATTTTTAAATTGATCATTAAAAGACTCCTCATTTAATACTTCTTTAATTATATTTTTAATCCATGTTTTTGGTTTATTTAAAATTAAAGTCGCACAAGTAGAAATTGTAATAATACTACCACATACGCCACCGATAATTGATAAAATCTCTATAACTCCCATTACTTTATACCTCCTAAATAGTCATTATGATAAATTGATCTAACTCTATAAGCTGGGTTATTAAAAATTTGCTCAAAAGTTAAATTTTCTAAATCCCAGTAGGGGATTCTAATAAGAGGTATATTTTTCCTAATACAATATCGATTTTTAATTCTATCGTATCCTTTTCTTTTGTTAAAATTCGTAATAGTCTTATGGAAAAATTTAACAAATTGAAAATGAATTTCACTATCGTACTCAATTAAACAAATTAATTGATTTTGATTATTATACACTCCTATGTCAAAACGTAGAGGTGCGCCGTGACTACCTTTTAAATCACTAAACTCAATTTCTCTACGGCATTTTATATTATGTCGTTGTAAAATATTTATAATTTTTTGTTCTCCTTTACTTGGTTCATTAATCTTCATGTCGAATTTGATCTCTTGTTATATATTTTTTTCTCTTTTTAGGAGGTGCAGGATATGGTAAAGGAGAATAAGGTGGATTTGGTCCACAATCTTGATAATAAGGAACTTGATCAGGTTCGCAATGGAATGTTGCCAAATGATATAAAAATCCATGATGACCAAGAGGAACACCTTTAGGATAGATTCTAATTAAATCCTCTATACTTTCATTGTATTGTTTCTTATTCCAATCATAAAAATTACATCTAACTTCAGAAGAAAAGAAAGTGGTATTAATAACATCAGGTTCTTTCTTACAACATTCACAATTAGGCTGCTTTTCACTTAAATATTTATCGCGCCATAAAGCTAAACCGACTTCAATTATTTCAATATCATCAGTTTGAATTTCATATATAGCTTTATAAATTGATTCTATTCCTTTTGATATAACCCATTTATCAGTACTATAAGTTGCATCAAACATCACACAATAACACTTTTTAAAGCGATAAAGGAAGTGAATTGTGTTTTCGTCCTCATATTTAGCTTCTAAAAATTCTCCATCTTGTCCACTTATACTTTTAATTGTATTAGGGAATACTAAAGTTGTATCATCTAATTGATTATTTAGTATTTCTCCTTTATAATTAGGGAAAGGACTAGGTGGCTGCATTGCTATTTCAAAGCTTTGAGCGGGATTGCCTAGTACATTTTCAATTAAGTAACAAGTTTTTAAATAATCATCTCTTAGATTGCAAATTTGGAAATGTTTACAAGTGAAACATTGTGGCTTAATTTTAATATGAGTTGGCTGAGGCAAATTACCAGGAATAGGTTTTAAATTTTTAGGAAACATTTTATCACCTCTTATATAAAAAATGAGGAGTTCTGTTTAAAACTCCTCTACCAATATATGTGATTGTTAATGAGAAAAAATCAAAAGGAATAGTTAATCCTTCCAAATATCTCGAATGTCACAATCTTGCCAATTTTTGTCATCTCTAAAACGCACTAATCTAGGATGGCGCATAGAAAAGTTTTCATCAATATGTTCTAGTTCCATACAAGTCGCAACACAACATTTATATTTCCATTTTTCATTATCTTGGACAATACCTTTTTTAACCTCATCAGTTACGCCGCTGACATAACCAATAGGGATTATCTTATTATTTTCTTTATCATACGCCGCTAATTCAACAGAACTTGCCCATCCATAGAAATAATTCTTAGTTACAGGAACTATTGGCTTACCATTCATATAATCAGTATAGTATTTACCTTCTAATTTTTCGCCAGTCTTTTCAGAACTCCATAGTTCCCAGTCGTCAATATTTTTTCCTGTGTATAATTTAGTTGCTTCTTTATATCGTCCACTTAAGAAACAATCTATTCCATCTTCCAATTCTTTTTTAAGTTTAAGTGTTTTCCAAGCAGTTCTTTTGCCGCAAAGATAGTGACAATCTTTTTGAGTTATAACAATACCTTCGCCGCCAATAGCAATAGTATCAATAAAGAGATTCCACAAATCTTCTCCTTCTAGATATTCTGCTACTTCAATATAATCATTACTAGAAATTTTTGTTAAATACTGACCAGTTCTAACTTCTATTGGTGTTTCAATCAAAGATTTTCCATCATATGCTAATACATCAAAACAATAGAAATGGAGCTTTTTACCTTTTTCTTGACGTTGAAGTGCTTTTTCTAGTAAACAACCTAAAATTGTAGTTACTTTACGAGACCCCTCATCATCTTTAAAATAGATTTCACCTAATAATGCAGTACCATTAGGAATATCTTTTAATTCATCAATTATATGGGGTATCCAATCTGCTTTATCAGCATAATCTCCATTAACATTAGTATTACGACCTCTCATATAGAAATTTCCGTCCATATCTTTAATAATTAAAGAAAAGACTCCATCCATTTTTCTCGCGCCAATATAGTCACCACTTAATGTCATATATTTTGCCTTTTCAGTTTTATTTCCTTTATAAGATTTACTAATGCTATAATACTTCATGGCTTCCATTTGACCGAAATCAAATCCATCAATTATAATATTTTCACAAATTTTTATATCTGCCATATAAAAATCCTCCTTAAATTTTGATAATCTTATTATACACTAATCTACAATAAAAATCAACAGAGAAAAGATTTCTTCGCCGCCACCGCTAATTGGTCAACATATTCGTTAAATTTTACTCCTTGATGTCCTTTAACTTTTTGAAAGGTTATATCATATTCTAGGAAATAATCGTAGATTTGTTTAATCAATTCTAAATTTTTAATCTCGCCGCCTTTCTTTTTCCATCCATTAGCTTTCCATTTTTTACTCCAAACAGTTATACAATTAATGGAATAAGCACTATCAGAACAGATGCAAAGCGTGTCATTGTCTTGTTTTCTTTCTAAATACATTTTTATTCCATTTAATATACCTAATAATTCTTGTTCATTATTAGTAGTTACTTTCATTCCTTCTGATTTTTCACAAATAATTTGATTATCGGCGCTATCAATTAAGATAGCACCATAGCCTCCCGCTCCTTTATGATATTCACCATTACGCTTAACCATCGTTGCCGCGCCGTCACAATAACATACATAATGTTTACTCATAAAATTCTCCTTTCAAATTCCCTTTTGATTTTTATCATAGGCTTATTATCTCATGTTTTAAGGAAAAAGTCAACTTAATTTTTTATATGATTATTATAAAATTCTTTCGCCGCAAAATATAGATCTTCTTTTGTATGATTATTATCAATGATGTAATCATATGAATAATTTTCTACGTTTTTATCTGCATCGTTATTAAATTTAGTATCAGTTTTTCTATCAATAAAAATCGTTTCTGCGTTAAAATCATCAACAAAACGTTGTATTTCTTCAGGTTCTCTGCAATGAATAAAAAGAGCTGTTGCATCTTGAATATATAAATTATGAATCATTTTGGAAATATTTTGATATGGTAAATCATTCCATGCGGTTAATAAATTTTTTAGATTACATAACATTTTTCTACTCTTTTCATTCTTTTCTCCATTCCAACCCAGCATATCCATTGCTAATTGTTTAATATTATCAATAGTAGAAATGATATGAATATCTATTACTCCATCTTGTCTCGCACAATCTTGAACGTAATAACAAAATGTGTCTTTTCCTGCTGTTGCATATCCATTAATTACAAATATCTTCATATAGACCTCCTAAGATCTCTCTTTTTTCCTCTTGATTTGCGAATCCATCAAAAATTATATCATTGGTTAACAAAGATTTCAATTGGTTTTGTGACTCTTCATAATCAAAATTATAAAAATAATTAAAATCTAGTCTAGGGGTATTAATACTATTTTTTATATATGTTCCCATTAGTTTTTGATTATCATTAGATATTTCGCCGCAATAAATAGCAACAACATCTTTTCTATTGATTAAATCAGTTAATTTATGGAAATAATCTTCATCTTTATCTTGACAGTTTATAATTAGAGTAGAATAATGAATATCATTATTATTAAAATTAAAACAATTTCTTTTATAATAATCTAAGAAATCTTCTCTACAACAACGATGTGTTTCTTGTGTCATAGTTAAATCATCTTTAAAATGACATAAGAGAGAATTGTTAAAATTATAATTATTTGATGCATAAAAATACTTTAACATATAGTTCATCATCTTAAGCGTCATATCTTTAATAGGATAACAATCAGCTATGAATTTACTATAAGTTTTCTTTTCATTAAGTACATAACATATAGGATTAAAAGGGGATACAACAAATATATCTTCACGCTTTATAGATTTGTCTTTAATTTTACGATAGTGTTTGTTTCTCTTTTTTAAATATTTGTGTGTATGATACGTCTTTCCATATATATATACTTCGTTATTAACGAATGGAGATAAAGTATCTATAATACAGAAAGTTAAAAAGCTCTCAAGATTATCTTGATAATCAAGAACGATCTTTTTATTGAGGGCTTTTGTTTTTATATCATTAATTAAAAGAGTTAATTTATAATTACAATATGATGCGTATGGGACTTTTTCCCTTTCATAATCTAAATTTAACGCATATAAATTTTTTAGTGTTTCGTTCACTATTATCACCTCACTATGATATATTATATAATAGACTAGAGAAAAAGTCAATTGGTATAGAAAATAATACCAATTTTATTAATGATAGTAGTAAAAATTCACTGGTAAAAATTGTAATATAATTGACTTTTTTATTATTCTATTATATAATATAAATATAGGATGAGGAGATGATAAAATGCTAACATACAGAATGTTTACAGCAAGTTGTGAACCAAGTGTAAATGTAATTGATTTAATATTTGAGCACTTGGAAAAAGACCACAAATTAAAATATCCTTCTCATATTGTGCATTTCATTGGTTTTGAAGCACCAGTAGGAACTCCATTTACTCTAAATGGAGAAGAGTTTGTAGTTCCTAAATGTGGTCACTTTATAACCCCTTTCGATAAGGATTGTTATGTCAATATTACAGAATTATATTTTGATCGTGGTTGTTCAGACCAAAATATTTATTACATCATATAATAAAAAGGAGGGATATGAATGTTTCATCCATTTTTAGGATATCATGGTGGAAACGGAGACGGAAGTGGAGGATCTGGTACTGATGGTAGAGGAATTGATTCTATTAGTTTTACTTCTAGTACTGGTGGCAGCACTGCGGGAATAGCTGGTGCAACTGATACTTATACTATTGTTTATACAGATGGCTCTACTAGTACTTTTAAAGTACAAAATGGTGCTGATGGTAAAGTTGGTAGTGATGGTAAAGACGGTAAAGATGGTGCTAATGGAACTAATGGTATTAACGGTAAAGATGGTCAATCAGCGTATGAAATATGGCGAGATAATCTAGATCCAAATGGTTCTGTAGATGAATTTTTACTATATATAAAAGGTAAAACTGGCGCTGATGGTCAAGATGGTGAATCTTTAGATTATACGTGGGACGGAACTAAATTAGGCATAAAGAAAGAAAGTGAAACAACTTACACTTATGTCGATCTACAAGGTCCTCAAGGCGAAAAAGGTGCTGATGGTACTAATGGTAAAGATGGTACTAATGGTATTGACGGCGCACAAGGTCCAGCTGGTAATGATGGTGAAGATGGTATATCTGTTACTGATGCAAAAATTGATGACAATGGTCATTTAATTGTAACATTATCAAATGGTAAAACAATTGATGCGGGTAATGCTAAAGGCGCGGATGGTCTACAGGGAGAAAATGGTGCAGATGGCATCAATGGCTCGGATGGTCAAGATGGCAAATCGGCGTATAGAATTTGGTTAGATTTAGGCAATACTGGTAGTGAACAAGACTTTATCGATAGTTTAAAGGGAGATAAAGGCGATACTGGTGAAACTGGTGCTAATGGTACTAATGGTGTTGATGGTGTTTCTCTTGATTTTCAATGGGACGGCACTAAGTTAGGTGTAAAAACATCCGAACAAACTGAGTACTCCTATGTCGATTTAAAAGGCGAAAAGGGAGATCAAGGTGAACAAGGTGTAGCAGGTGAAAATGGTAAAGA